TTTTTTTTTTTTTTTTTTTTTTATTTTGCCCAAAATATGCTTTGCATTAACTATATATTAAAATAAGATAAAAATATATGTTCTTTATTTATATTTGGTCCCCATTATAAAAGAATAAAATAAATCTATATACTACGTTATGGAATAAAAGTATAAATGGTTATTTTAGTTTAGAATAATAGTTATGTTTTAGTAAAACTTAATCAATAACATTAATTGACAGAATGAATAAATATTATTAAATTTTATCGTCATTACTAGACATTGGTCCAGTATAAAATCCAGTTGGTCTGGTTGTGTAAACTTTAGGTGAGTTAGTTTGTGTTGAAGCCGAACGTGGTGGCAATATTGCGCCGCGCGGTGCATCGGGGTGGCCTAATCCACCCCTTCCAGAATTAGTTAACCCTGAAACTGTCGCATCGGTCCGATAACCTGATAGTTGCTGAGCGTTTCGTGCTCTTCGTATATCGCTATCCAAGTTGGTTTCAACTAACTCTTTAGTAAATTTATTTTGCGTATTCTGATACAGATTTTGTTGCGAGAACAAAGCTGCTTGACTGCTACGCTGCCAGTCAATTTGTCGTCGTTGTTGTTCGTTTCCATAGTCAAATTCTCGGTTTTGCATATGTGATTTCCAATCAAACATTGACTGTTGTAGATAACGTTGATTATCTATATCATGCATTTGCTTCTTCTCGTACCAAGATAATGTCTTATCTTGCATCTGCATTTGCATCTTGCCTTGTGCATAAGCGCCAATCCCCTGTCCTAATCCAGACAGGAGACCTCCACCCATAAACGCAGCAGCCATACCTGCATTAGCAATTATAACATTACTGTCAAATTCATCTGTGTCGGAAAAAGGTTGTGTTGTTCCTTTGTATACCGTCTGTATACTTAAAAGCTCAAGCATAGCAGATGGAAATCGTAACGTTGAGTACAATGGAGCTTCATCAACAGTTTTAATATATATAAAAGTATTTTCAACAGCTGTGCTTAAATCAATTCGAGCAGCAATAACTTGTTGGCCGTTAAAAGCACTATTAAATATAATTTCCACCGTTTCTGACCCATATTGTTGTTTTAGTCGTGATATAAATAAATAAATGGGTGCTATATGCGGAGTTTGTCTACCCCGATATGGATTATTTACAGAGAATTGTGCATAAGAAGAAAACACTATCTGTCTTATGCCCTTTGGTAAATTAGCGGGTATAACATTATTTAATGCTTTCTCTATCTGATTAATGGCTGGGTAATTCAAGTCAAATGATATTAAATTTTTAAAGCTCATATCTCTCTCCTGGGTTTTTGGTAAAAGTAATTTGGTAACTCGGAATTTTACTCTATCTTTTATAAATTCTACAACTTCGAAGGCTTCTGGGGTAAAAATCCATTCCGCTTTCGATCCAGTAAATGTTGTATGAGCCACACAAGTCGCAGGTTTCTCAATGAAAAACTTGTTAACTTGTTCAACTTTATAAAAGATACAGTAATCATCCTCGTCATAAGTAGGATTATACCAATCATAAATAGTTCTAGATATATCGGCATATTCTGCATTATTTTTATAGTCTTTAATTAATGGGAGGAAATTATTGGAATTGGATTGAAACAATACAAAATGGCTACTATTTTGGTAATATGATGCATAACCAGCATCACAAAACTGAAAGGTATAACCACTTTCTGTAGAAGATATTTCATGTTGTAACAAAGAAATTGTAGAGAAATCGGGGATATTAGTTAGAGCGTTTTGAAATAATAAATCAGTTAATTTGTCACCTTCTATATGTAAGTATATATAATCTGTATAAGCTAATCCAAATATATTACCGAGGCTTGCTCCCCGCAATCTTTGTGATAATTGCGGGGCTAGAAGTTTAAAGAATAGCCTTTCCTTGCATCATATTTAACTGACTGCTGAGGGTCAGCCAAAACGAACGGTTTTATAGATGGATTAAACATTAGATCATTTTCACTACACAATTTAGAAAAGAAAGTTAGATATGTGCTTTTCTTTTCTGTATAAACGGAGGTTGGCGGAGTTTCACAAAATATCACAATATGCGGCATGTTTCCTACGTCATCCACTTGAGTTTTCTTAGAGTCGCGTTGTATAGTACGATAGAAATTGTTTTGTCTAGCATCAGTCATAACTATGGTGTGACTCCACTCTGATGAAACACCAGTAGTGAAGAAAGCATACTTAGTTATAACATCCATGGGTACTGTTGTTTCCGAAATCTTTGTTGGCGACCATCCAACACCTATACTACACTGCATACCTGGATTACCAGGACAGGTTATCTTAATCATCCAATCACCTGTCATACGACCATGCAATAGAACTAGATTCTGAATATAACCATTTGCATAAGGATTGTCTACAGGGTCATAGGGTATTTGAGCAAGTATAGTACCGGCGGCTGTACCGTCCCCAACAGTTATTTGTTTGTTACAACCAACAAACTGATTATAAACCAGATCGTGTATGTTAAAAGTAATTCCACCAGCTCGAAGCCAGGAGTTGTTTGGTGCGGATCTGTTCATAATAATGGGTTGGTATAATGCTTTGTCGGAATCCATAACTGATGTAACAGGCATGGTCTGGGGGTCGTCATTTTCCATAACTCCAAGTATTGGTTTATCTTCAGCACTATTTGCGAAAACAAGATGATCGTCATCTGTGTAATCCTTTTCAAAATCATCCCTTAAGGAATAATTGGATGTACTTGCGTGTACATCTAACGTAACTTCATTTGTGCTTGAGTCAAAACTCACACCTGGGTAGTAGCGGTAACATTCCGCCGCCGTTTTCCGTCCGAGTTTCTCAATGATCGGAGACAGAATATAACAATTCCCACCACGGTGGAATTTATAAAATCCGTCAATTTGTTCCACAGTATCGTCAGCAGATCGCTTACCGATAATGATAATATATTTCTTACCATCCGCATTGTTGATTGCTGTATTAATATGGTTTTCGATGTAAAATGAGAATGCCGTAATCGCGACTTTGCGTATCTTTTGTGTCGCTTCAATGCGCTGATCTTCACACGCGGCATTACAAACAATATGGTCTTCTAAATATTGTCTGAGGGCTCCGTAAGCCTGTGTTTTAGCACTAGCTTTGGATGGACCTTCACCACCAAAGTGTCTTCCCGCGTATGTGACTGTACAGGAATAAGTTGGGCTATGGGGGGGTCCTGCTCGTTCAAAGTGCTCAACGGGGCCTGCGGTCTTAAGTTTACTAATAAGCTCAAGACAAGCACTAATAGGATTACTATTAGTACTAAGCGGTGCCATTTCACTCTCATAAACCACGCTTCCTGTAGTGGGAGTGGTAGATGTTGTTGTATATTTTTGTATAGCAAGAGCCCTATTTTTAACAACAGAGAAATTATTTATGTCAGCAGTTTTTGCTTTTTGTATGTCGTTTTCAAGTAATTGAGCGGTTTTTAGTATCCGAATTAAATCGCTATAATCACTTTCTTTCGTTTTACGGTCCGCCAACGCCGAAATTTGTTGGTATTCAAAATCGTTCATAAGCATCGATTTTAGACGCTGTCTTGACTGACTGTAATTAGTAAAAGCTACAGTTCTAATGTCTACTCCAAATTCCAGACTTACGAGCATAGCGTCCCTTAGAACAGAATCATAAAATTCACGTTCATGAAGAGAGGCTTCAAATAGTGCTATCATTAAATTATCTCTAACTTGGTTTTTATCTAAACTAGCAAACCAATAAAGTAAGCCAATAATACTAGACTTCTTTAACCTTGGATACACTATCTGTTCAACCTCGTCCCATACTAGTACTCTGGAGCAGAAGTTTATTTGCTTTCCGTCATCTAAACCACCTTTAGCCTTCGTGCATTCCATTCCCAAAGAGGCTGCTATATCAATCAGGTCTTCTTCTTCCATCGGTATATCTTTACTCACTACTTGTGTTTTATCATCACCAAGAATTGCTAACTCACTTCTACTCATAATGTCCTTCAATAATGGTTTTATATGTACATAACTAGGCACTTTGTTCCAACAAACTATGAAAGAGTAATTAAAAATAATATGTACACTCACACAATTCAAGAGTGTTGTAACGAAAGTACCACTTTCGTTTCCATTATTGACAACATATACACTCCCGTTTAAAATATGAACAGCGTGTATAAGAGTAAGGGATATAGCTTCATACATGAGCGCTGATTGTGGATGTTTTTCGTTCTTTGTTAATTCGCCCCCTATATAACAAAAAGCTTCGATAAGTTCAGTTATCAACAGTTTATCAAAGGCTTTGAAATCGGTGTTTAAAATTTTTCCTTGTTTGGTACTAAATCTATGCCATATCTCCGTAGATGTTGTGTAAGGGTTTTGCCCTATAGCATAATAACCTTCGCTAGACTTTGCCATAGCCCTAGAAAACCAATCCCCAAACATAATCTTTAAAATAGCGTTCACTGCTGGATCAACATTATTGAATAAACGAACTTTTCCTTTTTGTGCTTTCTCTTTTTCAATATTTTCTACTTTGGCATTGTCTTGTGATATTAAGCACGGAGGTATGCCATAAACAGCTAGCAAATTCCTCTGTGACTTAAGATGATTTCGTATAGATTGACCTGCGCGATTCTGCGCAAATTTATAAATGGGCTTACCGTCCGCTAACTCAGTATCTAAAATGTCACGTTTGGTATATATATTATGAAAATATTTAGCATATGGTCCTGCGCTTGTGGTGATATCTACATTAGACAAGAATGGTTCAGTTCTACCGTTTAAAGCCTCAAATTCAGTCAAAAACTTAAATGGTTTTTCCGCACAATAAGTCATCTTGTTATAGTCTAAAGCCATCTCGACAGCATGACGAAAAATGTGCCTATCATAATTCTTATTTCTTCTACCATACTTACATGCTTGTGTCCACAATGGGTCTGGTTTCCCAAAACCATTCTTAACTAATTCTGATGTGTCAGTAACATACCTGTCTGAAAAGGCAGCAGGTAAACAGGTGTTAGCGTTCTCAAGCGTCAATTCATGAGTGAAGTGTTTTTCCTTCATATGGTTGTAATTTCTAAACTTTTGATTAAATCCTATGGATGTTAGGCCCGAATTCTTAGGCATATAGGGATCTGGGGAAAAACACTTTTTGAATTCTTCCGCATACTCCATGGGCATAGACATTTCCAAGTAATCGTTGTAGTTATCATCCCTAATTACAGGGACTTTAACTACCACGGCGGTTGAAGGTACATCTGCATTTGGCACGACTACTGAACATAATTCCTCTATCAGCGGCTGGGATATAAATGCACCAAAAACAACTGTGTGCGTCTTGTAGGCATTATGTATACCAATTATACGCATAGTTCCATTTATCCTTGCCACAAATGGAAAACCACAATCGCCTTTCCTTATGGTTTCAGTAACAACCAACCCCACTCTCCTCAATTTCAGAACTTCCATACTGGGTCTATAATACTCGTTACTACACGAGCCGTCAATAAATTCTTGATATTCCCTGTACTCTATATTTCCTGAGACTATAGTAACACAAGGTCCGCAGCGCATGAAGTAACCACCTAAAACCAAATCAGATGAGTCTTTGACAAATGCGCTCTTAGCTGATCTTAAATTGGACAATTCTTTACAATATACTACAGAGAGATCTCGTTCTCTAGTTATAGAAACAACGACACCTGGATAACTTTTCCCTTCACTAAGTAAAACTAGCGATCTGCCAACACTATCGAAACAATGCGCAACAGTGAGAAATTTACCTTCGCCAACATGTAAAGCATACGCTCTAAAACCTGCATAATTAACTTGCACATAAGCTTTATTTAGCTTTTTGTGTAAGATCTCTAGATCTGTATCATCATTAGTTATCATATCAGCGTCTGTTAACATGTTAGCATGCACTGCTTTCATTATACAATTCTCCAAACCAGGATACTTCCTGCAAAGTCTTGCAAAAGTTCTGTCATTAGCATCCCGTGCTTGGTTTATATAATCATAAACCTGCTTTCTTTCTTCGCTTGGTAGAGCAGAGAAAAACTCAAGTAAGGAAACTTTAACTGGGGCATATTCTTCTCCCATTAATTTAGTCATCGCATTTGGTGTAAGTGGTTCATCAGCACTATTTATAAAGTCTGCTTGGATCAATTTAGCGTTATATTTATTATTACCACCGTGATAACTGGCACACTTATAATTAGGGCATGCGTTTTGATAAGTAGGGTGTAGAAAATTTTTATTAAACTTGTGTATATGTGTAAATAGGCAACCACAAGTTGTACAAACATGTTCATGGGGAACTTTATTATAATCCTCGTTTTCCTTCTTTGCCCTATCAACGCGCTTTATCTCCCTAGTATGATTGTTTGGTATAATAGTGCCGCGATTCTTTGTATGAGCAGAATTCCCTATAATTCTATGAGCAGGATTACCCACAATTGTTATAGGTTCTGGTTTTACGCTTGAGTCGCTACTAATGCTGCTATCACTATCACTTGTTATTTCATCAGAAGAACTTGCGCTTGTTGTAGTGGTTTCGCTAGAAGAGCTCGTGCTTGTTGTGGCGTATCGTGAAGTCCGTTTCTTATTAGGTATAATACGTCCTCTGTGTTTGTGATGCGGTGAGTTCTCTATTATGGGATCAGTTAATGTTGCACCCAATCGCTGTTTATCCTTATTCGATTGATTATTCATAGCGCGCTTGGGTGGAGTTGAACCAACATTTGCAAATGCATTGTCCTTGATCTTTTCTTCCTCTTGTTTCATTGTAGAAGCGATCAATTTATAAACTCCGTACAATAGGGCAACAGAACCCACTCCAGCTAATCCACATAAACCAAGCTTCAACAGGTAGTTGTTCTGGAGTTTTAATAAGCCTTTCACGTATTTAGGGTCTTTCATACGTGTTAATTGTAGTTCTCTAGTAGCTACGGCTACAAGAAAAGGATTACACTTCTTACTCGTAATGGATCGTTTATAATATTTCTCTATTATGGTGTACTCAGCAGCAGTAAGATTGGATAGTGTGCCAACAAACTTTTTCTCCATCCTATCCTCAACTAACGCAGCTGCGAAATCATATGGAAAAACCATTTTTGGTGTTGATAAATTAATTATTAAATTGTATCCCTCAAATGCTATACGTGTATCCTCTTTATCTTCATAATAATAAACAACACCATTTTCAGAGTAAACAACTCGTTTTTCATCTTGAATCACTACTCTAAATGTTGGATCCTTGAAATATTGTAATAAAACTCGCGTTATCCGCTCTACAATAGTGGTGTAGCGTTCATCAGTTGGTATACTATCATCAAAAACCTCTTTACATATAAAATCAGAGGGTCTTATAGCTTTATCCGGATTTACCTCAGCTATACCACTAATAATACGTTCAGATACGTACAAACTAGCTTCAGCATCAGGCTTTAAATACAAGCTCGCTGCACCTAATGAGGTGCTCAACTTTTTGAATAATATATCTTTATTTGCAACTTTTATTTCAAAATCCACAGTTGGTAATTCATTTTCGGGTCTTCCTTGTATAGTGGTTATATTGTACCTATTCTCCATCATATTTATAAAGCGTTGTTTTATGCTTTCTACTATAAATGGAAAACCAACATTCTTTCCACTGCACGTCAAAACACTCTTTTCATCAGTAGTAACTACCATACAATATTCTGTCGAGGAAACGTCATGAACCCTTCCTCTAACTGAATACAAATCATCTAGTCCTATTCTCCTACGCATTCCTGAATATAATTCTTTATAAGGATTCATATCATACGGGTAATTGTATGTGCCACCGAGTAGACCCACTAGAAGTCTATTAGGTAACTCACACCAAGGAAGCCTTCGTTTTATAATCTCATTCGTTGTTATTATGAATATACTATCATTAGTAGTTGCATTAATTTTTGTAACATAAATTGATGATTCTTGGATTGTAATGTTACTTGTAACCCAATCGTCCAAAACGTAAATGGTTGGTGTATTTAGAGGCACAAACTCTTCTAGACTGGAAGATTTTTGAATCGTATAACGAGATTTACCTTCAAACGCTGTTGTAAGTTCCATCCATCTTTCTGCTAATTTCATAGCTAATGTTGTTTTACCTGTTCCTTCAGGACCCTGTAAACGCAAAATACAGAAATCACGCCCACCCGAATTTTCAACAATCTTTTCTTGGAAACCAAAATATTTGAAAGCATATGAGCCTGGAGGGGGATTTGACTCTAAGTCTATAATTTTTTGTAATGCCTCAGGCATAGGATAATTAAGCCGGTTATAAAAAGCTTTGGTTTCTAAAGCTAATTTAGTACGCAAAATTTGTAAGATATCGCTAATATGTAGTTTATCGTAAAGTAAACGAAACTTAGGAAGATCATTTTCATCAGTGCCTAAATCGTATACCCGAAAAGACAAATGAGAGAAATCTGATTTCCTATGATTCACTTGTTTTCGCCTATCAGTTATAAGAGGGTCCATAACCTTAATAATTATAAATCTGTCCCAAAAAGCAGGAACAGCATTAGGCTGAAGTTCTTTAATATCTGGATTAAGAACATTGGTAGTCACAAACAAGGCTTTTAACTGGCACATAGAAACCTTACCGGCTAAACCAGCACTCTCGAAATTAAATGGGTCACTAGAACATATTCTATTCGCGTCTACCGAAAAAGTATCACGGTCGACTGTGCTACCAAACTCATTTAATATTCCAAAGTCTTCATTAAGGTAAGGCTCATAAAATTTTACACCTGGTGATATGTTGTATATAGATGGGGACCAATCAAATACTTCTGCTAAATAACTAGCTAAATAATTGCATAAAGATGATTTGCCCACACCTTTTTCACCTTGTAAATAAACACCTGCGGTAACTTGTCTAGTCGGGATCAATGCTTCCACCTCAGCCAACTTCTTATTTAGCTCACCAACCATAGTAGCCAATAAAGAACGCATATTAGCACTATCTTGGTGTCTATAAGTGGTTAAGGCTTGGTTAATATCTTTGATAATAGTTCGGTATCTATCTTTCACCTTATTGTCAGAGGCTATTGCACCCAAGTTAAGTCTTAACAAAACTTGTGCTTCTTCAGTTAATGCTGTTATGGCTTTTCGTTCTTTATAAACTGGATCAAATTTTTCTTCTGCTATAATTTTGAGTGCAGCATCGACAAGCTCTTTGATGCAAAACACTCCGTTTTTAGTCGTTGTAGCAGCTCTAAAAGTCGTCGTAAGTCCTTCTAATCCTTTAGTGCTCAATCCAAATCCGGCTAACAATGCACCAAACAGGGTTGTAAGTATAGTGGATAAACAACCTACCCATATATTTTCAGCTTCTTGTTCAGTATTGGCATAAACCTCTTCGGAGTCACTATGATCCAAATATTCACTAAGCTTACTTTCAGCGTGACGCATAGCACTATCTGGTGTAAACAATTCCTTGTTACGCCCTATTTGAACTAATAATAATTCGAATGTGGATAGGAGATTCACACCAGAAATAATTTTCATTAAATAACCCGTCCCTTTCTTAAACAAGGTCATCGTTGAAAGGACAACGCCAGTGAGAGTATGTACTACAGCTGTTATAGCTATGCGGATTTCTCCGGGATTAAGTACAGCCTCAACGAGTTTAGTAAACCATTCTTTTATGAGTTGTTTAATAGTGTGGTATGTTGTTATCCACAATGAACTAGGTTTAACCTGTTCAAGTTCAGATGGTTTTGACAAAGACATCGTGATTTTATAACGATTATAAATTTAAAACTCACCTATGGGTGAAATAAAACAATTCTTGCTAAAAGCAAAATAACAAAATACGAACGATAAAAGTTCAAATCAACCAATTAAGTAAATAATGTGGAAATTTCTATAAGACAAGAGAGAAAATACCTTTCTTATAAATTCTGAGAAATCCTAACCCCGCACATATAATAGGACAAGCGCCTGCAACGGTCAACGCTTGAACAATATCGAAATAGAAGCAATATATACTTATTTTCG